ATTGCACAGGCTACAGCAGAACAAAATGAACTACAAAGAATTGCAGCGGAAGAGCAAGCGAGAGAGGAGGCTGCCGCTAAAGAGATTCAAGATAAAAAAGACCTTATTCAGGCTCTTGACGACCTCGACACAGAGAACGCAGAGCAAATATACAATGACTTCCAAGAAAGACAAGCTAGAATGGACGAGGCCAGGCAAGTGGCTGCCGACCTAGCAATCGGCTTAGTTAATCAGATTGCGGCTAGCTCTAGCGCGGCGTTTGAACAAGAAATTGATGAAATTGAAGACAAGGTTGAGCGAGGTGTTTTGGCAGAGGAAGAAGGCGCGAAAGAGATAGCAAAGATTAAAAGAGAGCAGGCTGTTCAATCGAGAGCAGTAGCAACGTTTAACGCTATTCTGAATACTGCTATTGGTGTAACAAAAGCGCTAACAGACTACCCGTTTCCATATAGTGCGATAATCGGTGGTCTTGTTGGAGCCGCTGGAGCTGTAGAGATTGCGACCATTAATAGCGCACCACTTCCAAAGCTTGCAGAGGGTGGATTCTTTAATGGGCCTGCCTTGATTGGTGAGGCTGGTAGAGAGTTCGCTTTCCCACTAGATGGGCCACAAGGGCAGAATGCTATGGGCTTGATGGCTGATAAACTAACTAGTGCAATGGGTGGTAATACTAACAATTCTAATATAACATTTAATAGCACTTTCGACCTCGGGAATGAGGCGACAAAACGGAAAGCGGCAAGGGATCTTTTCCCTTTTATGATTGAAGAGCAAAAAAGAAGGGGGATTGCATAATGTTGCAAACTTTACAACTTGGGATTTTAGGAAGTGAGGTTCTTTTACCGTCTGAGTCTCGGAGTATGCCAGGGCTTGGAGGTCAAGAGTTCTTACGACAAGGACGAGCTATTGACGGTACACTCCACGTGGACTTTATCAATAATAAAAAGAGCTTCACAATCGCGTGGGGTGTTATTGGCCAGGATAACATTGATGTACTTGATGGGATCTATCAAAGTCAGTTTTCAAACGGCTCTTTTCTTAACTTCATTATATCTAATGTAAGCGGTGGCGAGTCAAACTATACTGTTAAGATGTCGCAATTTAATAGTGGGCTTCAAGCGCAGCTAGATGATTGGTATTATTCAGGTGTAACCATACAACTGGAAGAGGTGTAGAATGCTTAGTGTATCGCCAGAGTTTACGGCCGCGATTAATGCAACCTCACGAAGGATAACAGCAAGGGTAACGATCAACTTTTCAGATGCTCTTTTAGATCCTTCTTTTACTGCTACTTCCTCAGATGAGAACAGAATTACACAGACGCTACAAGCTGCTAATGGTCGTGACAATATGACTTTTAAGTGGGCCTCGTGTGAAGGTAAAACTTGTCTTGATGGTACATATCATCCAGCACCAGACACAGCACAGCAAGCAAACTTTAATGAGCTTGGGTGGTGGTCAAGTGCGTTATGCGACACAACTTTAAAGACTTTTACCGTTGATCCTGTATTAGAGGTGGCATTCTCGGAAAGGGATGTAACAAGCTTTTTCATTGGGTTTGATATCAAGCGTGAAGAATGGGCCGAGGATTTCACAGTAGAGTTTTATGCTGGTGCATCTCTTGAGTATACAGAGTCAATCACAGGTAATACTGATATAAATAGGATTGTTAACTTCCCGCGTGTTGAGGATGTTACTAAGCTCGTGTTAACCATTACAAAATGGAGTGAAGGCGATAGGGTTGCGAAGGTTGCAGAGCTAACACCCGGATTAATACAGACTTATGATGAATCGGTGCTAAAAAATATGAGCGTATTAGAAGAGCGAGAGATATCAAACGATAATTCTCTTCCTGTTGGAAATATAACTAATAATGAGCTAAGCGCATCTTTTATGAATATTGACGGCGTTTTCGATGCTAATAATACCGCATCTAATATCTACGGTCGTGTTAGACCATGGGTGCGGTGTTCTCCAGAAATTGGCGTATTTACTGGCACAGAGTATGAGTATATACCGCTTGGTACATTTTGGGCCAAGGCTTGGAATGTTCCAGAACAAAGTGACCAGGCAAGTTTGAGCGCACAAGATAGATTGTCATTGCTTGCAACAACCAAGATAACAACTAGTGCTGTACAGACTGACCAAACGATTAAAGATCTACTTGTAACAGTATTTAATGACGCGGGGCTAGATAGTACTGAATACTCTATTGATAGCACTCTAGACGAGGCGAAATATAATATTGAGGTCTCTTGGTTTGATAATACAACACATAGGAAAGCACTAGAAGAGATCGCGAAGGCTTCGGGGTGTGTAATCTACACAGACCGTAATGGCCTTATAGTTGTGCAAGCTGTCGACTTCTTGTTTAATAATAACCAATTCTTTGTTGCTGAGTATGACCGCTCTAATTACATGGATAAGCAGAACCCTAATAACTATTCAGACCTTGCGAACAAGATAACAGTTCCTACTACACAAGTAGAGCTTATTACAAGTGCAGAACTTTACAAAGACACGCAAGATGTAACAATAGGAGCAAGCTCTACAGTCGAAAGAACTATAGAGATACAAGCAAGTAAGACACCTCTTGATAGCGCGGTAGCGGCAGTTACTCCTACTGTATCAGGTGTAACAGTTACAGCGCAGACTTGGTACTCCTGGGGTGGTGTTGTCACGGTTCAAAATACAAACGGCTCGCCTACAAACTATAAGCTTGTGGTGACTGGTGATTATTATGAAGATGCTGGTGGGGCTAATTATGTGACAGAAGATACTACCTCAATAAACTCTTTCGGAGAGCTTAATTTTGTGTATAATAGAAACAGGTTTTTGCAGAGTTTAACACTCGCGCAAGAGATCGGGGATTCTTTACTTGAATCATACAAGAATCCTAGCTCTAATGTATCTGTTGCATTAGACCCTGGAGGAGATCCAAGCATTGAGCTAGGTGATAAGATTAGGGTTACAGACCAATATAGAACAACAGAGTTTAATGTTATTAGACAAGAGATAGACTTCGACGGCGGTTTGGCTATTAAGGTTGATGGTATCATATCAAGGGTTCAGAGAGGGCAGGGCGATCTTGCTATATGTAATGTAGGATTTGTTGGCGCAGCGATAACAGGAAAAGGAGAATAAAATGGATAGAACGACAGCACCAAATAGTAGTGGCGGGGCATTTGTAGATGATAACCCGTCAACAAGTACTCAAGGAACCTTGATCATTGCACTAGACCAAAATGCTAGGCAAGACGAGATTGTAAACGCAATTGAGGGCGCAGGATTAACACCGAGTAGCGGAGATAATACACAACTTTTACAAGCTCTGGCGGTGTTTGTCCCATTGGGTGTACCTCTTCCGTATTGCGGTTCAAGCGCGCCAGCGGGGCACCTGTTATGTGATGGGCAAGCAGTTAGTAGAACAACTTATGCAACTTTATTCGCGGTTCTTGGTACGGCTTATGGTATCGGGGATGGCTCTACTACGTTTAATGTGCCTGATATGCGTGCAGCTGTACCAGTAGGTGCAGGAACTTCAACGCAGTTTACACAAAATGAAACCAAGACGCTTGGTACTGCTTACGATGATCAGATGCAACAAATAACTGGACACCTTGAGGCTGATAGAATGTTCGATCCTGTGCCTAATATGGCTCCAACAGGCGCTTTTTCTCAGGGCACGTCATCATCTAGGGAGGGAGCAGCAGCGAGTACAGCAGTCACAACACAAGCAATGGATTTCGACTCTGCGGATTCTCCAGATGCAAGAACAGGGACGACAACACACGGAAAACAAGTTGCATTCAATTATATTTTGAGGGCGCAATAAAATGGAGTTATCGTACACACTTAAGATTAAAACCAACGTTGGAACGCTCGACCTCTCGAAGAGCGTAGAGGGGCATGAGGATGGAATAGATTCTTATGCTCAAATAGAATACAATAGAGCCAAGAAGCGGGCTAAAAGGATAACTGAGCAAGGTTATTATGACGAGCAGGTAGGCGACAAAGTTATGAGAAAAAGCTTTTACACATATGAATTAATTGATGGAGGGATAGAATAATGGCATGGCAAACACCAAAAACAGATTGGGTATCAGCGGACGTAATTGGTAATAGTGATTTAAACAGGATTGAAGGGAACCTCTTAGAGGTTGCCGATATTAGTGGATCAGATGGGCAGTTGGGTCAAAATGTAACAGGAACTCTCGATGTTGGGGAGCTGGCCGATATTGTTAATGTTGGAGAGGCTGCAACCACGGTGAACGTTGGCGAGGCTGCAACCACGGTGAACGTTGGCAAGGCTGGTGAAACGGTTAACTTGTTGGGGGATGTTCCTAATTTAACTATAACTAATGATTTAGTGGTTGGTGATAGGATTGATTGCTCTTCAGTTAACGAAACAAACGAATCCCCTTTTATTACAAACACACAAACAGCTAATTTATTTGGATCTCAATTTACTTTAGATTTCCCAGCTGTTATTGTTGTAAAAATTGTTTCCTCTGCTACTTATACTTCTGAAGTTCAAATAGAGGATGAAAATCTTAATGTTGAAAGTGTTAGTGCGGATAGTCAACTAGTTACAACCGCAACAAATGAGGGTATTTATTTTCTACTACCCGGTGTGTATTTTGTAGAAGTTAGAGCAAATACACCATCGTCTTCTTGTACTTTAACAATTGCAATAAAGTCTATTTATGGTAAAACAGATAGAACAAGCCCAACTTTTTAAAAGGATAACACCATGGCAGAAGAATACCGCGACAAAATACTTGAAGCTATGAAAGACATGAAACGCGATCTAATAATACACTTCGATAACTCTGTTCAGGCGGTTAAAGATACAACCAAAATAGAACTCACACACATAAAAGAAGACATTGTCTCCTTGAAGCGTCAGTCAGATGAACACTATAAAAAAGATGAAAAGATACTTGGTCAAGTTGCTGAAATTGTTGTCGAACATACGCAGATGGATGCACGGCACGTTGAAGAGGTTGACCAAAAGATTGATGTTATCGGTGGGCGTTTTAATATGATGGAACACCGCATTAGTGAAAAAGTTGATAAGGTTGACAATAGGGTAATCGCAATTGAAGAGCAAGAGAACGGTAAAAAAAAACAAGGGAACTCAATCACGACTTGGGTAGGTTTTGTATTCATGGTTTTACTGGGTCTTGTAAGTATCTATGGATTTATCAAAGGAGAGACAAATGATAAAAGGAACGAAGTACTGGTCAGACCCGAAGCGAAAGTATACACAGGAGAATAATGCTTTCGAAGAGGCTGCAAGAAAACTAACAGGGAAGACGCACCTTGAGACCTGTGGCCCCACTGCTTGTGTTAACGCGCTCGCCACTACGGGTCATACTGTTGATGTATACATGAAAGGTGGTGCGGAGATACAACCAGAAGATGCCATGACCATGTGGCTGAATGATACGCGCAACTACCCGCTCCTGAGAGAGCAAAGAGAAGACATCGACCCAAAAGACTATATGTGTAATCGGGTGCCTCAGTACTTCCCTATTGCAGTACAGAAGATATTTAGAGTAGAGAGTGAGTTCGTTTGGGGATGCCATTTTGACGATCTTAAAAAGCGTGTGACAGTTGGTCAAGCTTGCGTGGTGCTACTTAAGAACCCTGGGCATTTTATCACCATAAAAGCATACGACGAAGACACAAACGAGCTTTTATATGATGACCCGTGGAGTGAGAACCCATGGCCCTCTAGGTCTAAGGGAACTAGCTCTTTTAATCGTAGGCTTATAGAGCAGGATTTTTCTAACATTGATTCATTCAAGATTGTTTTTTATCCATAGGAGGATATTATGAAATTACAAGGAAGGAAGTTTTTTGGTATGATGTTCGGCGTTATCGTCAACACCATTTTAATTATCTCTGGCTATTTTTTAGCGCCTGATGCAATCGACACCACGGTTTTAATCTTCGCTATGGGGATAAGTGGAACGCTTATCACGGCTTTTATTGGTGGCAATGTGTGGTCAACGTGGGCCAAGAGTAAATATTTTAGAAGTGAGCTAAAAAATGAAGAGTAATTTTTATTCTTTTGGGTTCATTACTTTTTTAATTGGGATCGCGTTATCTAGCGCGGTGCATGTTGCTATTAATTGGGAAACACCATTTGATATGGAGGAACGAAGAAATGAAATACTTGCTATGCCTGCTGGTGATGTTGTTGATACCTTTGTCCCTGAGCTTCGGCCAAGACTTGAACAACTCAGTGAAGAAACCGCCGACGAGCTTGTCAGGGCCATCCTCGGAGAGCTTAGAGGCACGTTTGAAGATATTAGCAAAGAAAGCTATCTTAGAGGCTACACAGACGGCAGTCAAGGAATCGGTGGCAATATATCAGCCCCAGATTGAATACCTAGAACAAGAAAACCTAGCCCTAAAGTGGGGACTAGGTGTCGCTGTTGTAGTATTTGGCGTTCTTTATGCAACAAAATAATTAATAATCCCCGCGAGCGTTGCAAAAAATAGCGCGGTGCATAGTGCAATTAACGCGGTTACTAATATAAGTAAACAACCTTTTTGTGCTTTGTACTCTTTTCTATTATAGTATGTCTCTCGTTCATATTTCATTCTCCAACCTCCTTTACTGCTTTAGAATGTCGTCCCTGTATCCACTCGATTCCTAGCTTTTTAGCCTTATATTTTATAGATTTTATTTGTCTTTCGCATTTGATGTATCTCGAAAAAAACTTGTTAATTTTAAAATATACCCATTCACCATCTATAAGTGCGCTAATTCCTTTGAGTTGCACAGCCCGTATTTTTTCTGGTTTATCCCCTATTCCACCAAGCCAAACATCAAACCCCTTACATTGTCTACCACCATCTATAGCCTTGCCCACTGATGCGCCGCAAGAATCAATGTGTTTTGCAAGATCTGTGAACGAGTTAAAAACTAGGATCTTTTGTATCCTGTGATCATAACAAGAGCAGGTTGTTGCACCCCCAAGCTTACAAGTTTCTCTCGCTACTCTTTTTTCAAAGATTGATGTAGTTTTAGACCTCGACTGATATTTAATTAGAGCGGATTTTTGAATAGAGTGATAAACTGCCCATGGCTCATTATTCATATTTGACTCTCAGTCCGCAAGAAACCGCGATAAGTTTTTCAAGGGTTGCGACTCTTGATGTTTCCCACCCTTTTAATAAAAAGATTGTGTCGCAGTTTATTAGGGCCGCGATATCAAGCTTCCTGTGTTCTTCCCATGTTTTACCGTGGTCATTATTTAAGCTACAGTGACTCACAGTTGTATATCCCCTGTTCAACAGCTTGTTTTCTGCCTGTATAAAAGAGTCTTCAAAATTATTAACACCAGTTATTGGCCCAGAGATATAAACTCTTTCTTGTTTGGTGCGGAAAGCGTTTGGCATATAATTCATTAAATCGTTCGGTGTCATCTTAACCCCTCCACAAAACTAGGTGTCTTGTTTGCTTTGATTCTATCAATTGTTGATGGGCTTAGAACCTCAAGGCATCCAATGAGATATGCTATAGCGCTCCGTTCATCCCCCTTCTGTCTAATAAGAGAATCAATTGCCGACTCTTCCTCATAAGGCTTTAAAAGACTAATAATGCGTGGTGTGATCTTAACTGACCCATACATCATATTTCTAAGGTGCCCGACACTCACAAACAAAGAAAAGGCTTTTCCTTCAAGTGTGCCCGGTAGTTTATCTAGCGCGTCTCTAAACTCTTTTTGTGTCATCTGCATTTTTACCCCCCTTAAATACGCGCAAGATCCTTGTTTGTTCTACTCGGTCTATTTTGATTGATTGTCTTATATACCAAGTAATTGAAAACAAAGCTAGCAAGAAAAGCGCTCCTACACTAGCTTGTATGAAATTAATATCTACATAATACATTGTATTCCCTCCTTAACCTACTAGAACTATACTACACTACTACACCCCTGTCAAACATTTTATTCTATTTTTTAAATATTTTATGTAATTGGGATTATTCCCCATCTATCCATGACTACGCGAACGTCGTCTAAAGACCTGCACAACTCATATGGACAACCGCAGATTTCGCAAGACTCCTTAAAGTTTTCTTGGAACTTTGACATTCTACCTGTCTTTGTTTTTAGCTCGATTGCGTAGTATTTTCCTTCATGAATAATTGATAGGTCTGCAACCCCAGGCCTTAGCCCCATTCGTTTAAAGTGTGACATCCTCTTCATGGCGTGGAACTTATTCTTTCCAACAGCTCCACCCTCATTTGGGACAGACCACCATAAGAACTTGTTTGATCGCTCATACAGCCTCAAGAACTGTGCTACTTGTATTTGTATTTCATCTTCTTTCATGATATCCCCTTAAAAACTCTTTTTCTTACTTTCCAATATTTGCCCTCTTGAATTGCTTCGATTTCAGTTGCTTGGGCCTCACACATAAAAACAAACTCCTTAGCCTCTATAGGGTAGGGCTTCTCAAGACCTGCCATAGCGCACCATTTAGAATAAAACCAATGCTGCTTTTGGCTAGTCGACTCAGGGAACACCCATTCATTAATCATTGTCAAACCACACTGATATTCAACACGAACAGAATCAGGCTTCCCCGCCTTCTTGTGCACATAGTAGACTGTCTTTTGCACCTTTAGGACTTCCGGCATAATGTCGGCGGCCATAATTGCGGCGGTGCTTGCTTTGGTTTCAAGTTTCGGCTTAGGCGGAGGGAACAAATAACCACAATCCGGGCATTCTCTAGCACCTGCATAGACTAAACTCATACAATCAGGGCAAGTCTTGATAGGTGCTTCACCATCACCAGCGGATAGAGCTTTGTCTTTTATGCGTATAGCGTCTATTGGGCCATGTCGTTCAATATTTCCTCCGTAATCTAGCACAAGGCAATCAACTTTACCTGGAAAGGTTCGCATTCCTCGGCCGATCATTTGAACAATTAAAACGGGGCTTTCTGTTGGTCTAATAATTGGTATAAAATCAACGTCTTTGACATTAAAACCAGTGGTGAAAACATTAACATTAATAAGTGTCGTGATAATATTGTTTCTGTAATCACGAACAATTTGATCTCTCTCTTTTACAGGTGTTTTGCCTGTTACAACTATACCAATAATTCCAAAGGCCTCTAGCTCATCGCGAATCTCTTCTGCGTGTTTTATACCTGTAGCAAAGATTAGCCACTTTTTTCTATTTCTTCCTTTCTCTATAATCTCGCTAACAATAGCTTGCGTTTTTCCTTTCTCCATAACGCGCTCTTGCAGGTCGTGCGCGTTAAACTCTTTCCCAGTGTGCTTGACTCCCAGAGTATTTATTTTATTAACTGTGTTTTTTATTACTGGTCTGCATAGCCACCCATTATCTATAAGGTGATTAACATCAACTTTGTATATAATGTCTGTGAATAGTGCGTTTTCTCCTGTGTGTAAATACCCTGTTTCCATGCGGAACTCTGTAGCTGTTAACCCTAACAACCTAACCTTAGGATACATCAACTGTAAGGTACTCATTACCTTCCTATAGCGCGTGGATGACTTTTGTGGTATTAAGTGACATTCGTCGATCAAGACAAGTTTAGGCGGCGGGTCAAGCTTGTGGATGTGTTTATCTATCGATTGGATGCCAGTAAATAAAACCTGTGCTTTTATCTCTTTGCGCTTGAGACCCGCGGAGTATATCCCCGCTGGGGCCTCCGGCCAAGCTTCTAGCAATTCATTATAGTTTTGCTCTACCAGCTCCTTAACGTGTGTTAATACAAGGATCCGTGTTCCAGGCCACCCCTCACAGATCTCTTTGATCAAGAGAGCCTGGATGAGGGATTTCCCCCCTCCGGTTGGTACGACGACAACCCCATTGGATCCGCCATTCCTCCAGTAGTCGTATGTCGCGTCTAGTGCTTTTTGTTGGTATGGTCTAGGTGTTAGCATAACAAACCCCCAAAAATATGAGCTATCACGTCAACCGTCCAACCATCGCCAAGTAAAGAAGCTGCTTCATTTCTGGTCAAAATATCGGTGTATCCTTCCGGGACTGTTTGACACTTTTCTAGTTCTTTTTTTGTCATGTACCGCACACCGTCATAAATATCTGTATTGCAAATTATTTCATCCGCGCTTTTTTCTGAATAATTTTCATCATAGTGTTTTTTACAATCAAGAAAATGCTTTTTGCTTTTGAATATCAGCGTTGTGAAACCTGGTGAATAATATCTATGGAACATTTTAACAGGCGTGGCAAGTGGTCTAGAGTCAGATTCAAGCAAGCACCTTGCTTTTTCCATATTTGTATATCCGTTTTCAAGAATACTTTGCAAAGATATTTTTTTGTCCTTTGGTTGAGAAATTATTGATTCAAAAAGCCCAACGTCCGAACCTTGGATATTTGTCCAGTAATAACGGTTTCTTTGTTGTGCTGTCACAAGCGAAGAATTGATATTTACCGGAAGAACTCCAAGAGTCCTTGATATGAAATTATTGTCTTCCATATCCATTACAACATTTTCAAGTAAAAAATAAGTTGGTTTCAGCTCTTCTAATAGTCGGACATATTCAAAAAACAAAGATGACTTTTCCCCCTCTAATCCAAGTCGTTCTTTATTTCCCCGTGAAAAATCTTGACAAGGTGAACCACCAATAAGTAAATCAATTTTAGGTAAGTCAGTAGCCTTTATTTTTCTAACATCACCAAGATGAATAGTTTTTGGGTAATTATGAGAAACTAATTTATTTGCGTGTGGTTTGATCTCGCTTGAAAAATACCTACCTATTTTCACACCTGCTTTTTCAAGTGCTATTTGCCCAATGCTCATCCCATTAAATAAGCTTAATACGTTCATTCTTTAAACCCTCCTGTTGTTGTTTTTCCCAGTCCCGAGCCCTGAACTCAGTACACCCCATCGACCGTGTGTGGCCTGTGCTGTGATTGGTGCAACTAGGTTGTTGTTATTAGTCCAGCCAACCAAGAGGGAGCCTGATACGCTCATTAGCTGGTACGCCATTCGGGTAAGTAGTCTCACAGTACTCTTGTATTGCTTCAAGTATTAGTAATCTTCGTGTCGTTGGAATCGCGAGCTTTAAAAACAAGGCGCCGTTATGTGCTAGGAACCCGCGGTTTTGCCACTGACTAGATATCCGATCAATAAAATACCTTGCAAACTGTAGCCATGTCTTTTTCATATCTTTATCGCTTCATAATATCCACACGCAATTATTCCCTGAGTATCAATCATCTCGATACATTTCTTATTGCAGTACCACTGGCCTTTTGATGCGGGCTGACTAAATACACACATACGACAAGACTCTTCTGGTGCTACACCTTCAAAGCAGATTGGTTTCATATCACACCAACGGCATCCGAAGTTATTAGGATCGTCGCTTATCTTGTCTGGGGCTGATGGTGAATTGATGATTCTGTCAGCTCTTCCTATAAGCGCCCTAGCCTGTTCTTTGTTGACTGTTACTTTCGCTTGTGCGACTTCATCCGTGTTCTTATTAACAGCTAAATAAAGAAGCTTCGGCGTGTCTCCAAGAAACATGTGCATCTGACATTGAACCTCGTGCTTGTACTCCATTCCGTTCTTTTTAAAGAGCTTAAAGTTCTTCTCGCTCATCGTCTTAATTTCAAGACGGTATTTACCATCCATGAGGCCATCAGGCTTATCAACAAAATGACCGTTACAAGCTGTGAACTCGTGTTGTTCTTCGCCTACTCCTACGATGTGATGGCCAGCACCTCGAAGCGCCTCAATTATCCTGTCTTCTTGGATGTGCCCTGTCTCAAACAATCGTAATAACCGCCCGTCAAACTTCTTTGTGAATGCGTGCCGAAAAGATAGCCATAGTTTTCTATCGCACTTATCGCCAAGCGCAGAACCTCCCATTCTTCGGCTTTTCCGTTGGTGCTTCGCCTCGTAATATCTGTATATTTCAGTTACAAATGGCTGTTGGAACTCTTCTAGGTTACCCATGACGTTATCCAAAGCATAGCAAACGAGACAACTAGCGCAGCGCAAATGGCAACTGTGTGCATACGTTGTTCAAATATAATAGCCTTCTTGTGTTCTTCCATTCTTTTTAAAATTTTTTGTGTTGTCATCGGTGTGTTGTCAAATCCTGGTGCGTGCATTTTTTCCTCCATAAACCCGCGAGAAATATCGCGGGTGTTATTCTATCTATTAATTATGTTAGTTGCCCAAACCCTAAGACTCAAACTAGGTATTCTTTCTAGATTAAATCCAGAAAAATTATCAATAACCATTGCTTCAATTGCTTTCTTTGCTGTTTGGCTTTCAGTTGTAGAATACTCAAACTTATACCGCGCTAAATCAGAAATCTTGCCTTGCACGAAAGCCTCAGTTCCTTCAAATATTTGTCTTTGTATGTTTGAAGAGGCTACGCCAAAAGTCGATTGATATACAAGATATCCTCCTCCAAAAACAAAGCACACACACACAATAATAACAGCAGCTTTCATTTCAGTTGATAACTCTTTAAAAAACTCTTTCATTTTAATAATCTCCTGGTAGTGACCAAGAAGAAACCAATCTTCTAGGGAGTTTTGACTGTGTAACCGTTATTGTTGGTTCCATATAAATAGCCTCTCTATTTCCTGTATCTGGATTAATATACATCAACCATGTTGCGGATAATCCGTCTGGCATAAATAACCCGTTTGGATCTGCTTGTGGTAAGGAGTACCCTCTATATTCTGCTTTTTCTGGATTTGTATACTGTACAGAGTAAGGAAGTCCGAACCCTACGCATTCACCAATGAATATAAACCTCCCCTCAAGAGTTTGTGTATACGCATATGTGATTAACCTTGAATCATCCCTGAGCTCAAAAATCTCTTTTGCCATTTTCCTTTCGTAATAGTTTATGATTTCAGGCATGCCAATTTGTGCGTTCATATCGCTCATTAATTGCTCTGTTTGTTTTTCCATTATGTCATCTGAATCATCAAGACAACTTGTAAAAGTTGTTATTAAAACAGCAATAATTAAAATATATTTCTTCATTTATTCCTTCCTTTAGTGGTTTAATAAAGCGGTTGACCTATACACCGCAAGGTTATCAAAAAGAGGGGCTAGAATAATCCAGAGTCACCTTGTGCTTGTGCTGCTGGTGCTTGTGCTGTTGTTGGTTTGAACGCTGTGATTTTGTTTTGTGCGTCATACCCGTTTTGTGCTGGCTGAATGCCTAGAGAAATCAACATAGGTTTGTCATGTAATTCGCTAGAGTCTGCAACAGTAGGTTTGTTAATTGCTGTTTGGATCTGACCAAGCTGAGCAACTGCAATTTTCTTCGCGGTTTCTCCTTTGTTCCAGAGGTTCAAAATGTGGAATAACTGGCGGCCTTTTCCTTTATCGCTAACAATTTCAAACTTGAGATCTAACATGTTATCACCTTTACTGGATAAGCGTATTTCCGAAGCTGTAATGATAGCGGTGTAATCTCCTACTGGTAGCGGGGAAAATCCTGTGTCTGGTGCGTCTGCTGCGTTAAATGTTTGTCCTAGGTTCATACTTTAATTCCTTTAATAATGTTTTTAAGCGGGTTTGACCCCTTAGCGAATGGGATTTCTTGATCGATCCCGTACCTATTCTTACAAATTGATGATGGTGAAGCGTGACAAACTATGACTCGTGATCCGTCAGAGACCGCGCGCCCGAAGTTCTTGTCCTCTTCTTTTCTTACAAAGTTCTGTAATTGAACATGTGCAACCATATCAACATTATCAGAATAGTGCATGATGCTTTTCTTGTTCATCCTGATTGTGTAATAGTTGTAAGCGTCTGAGTCTGGTGGTGTTATCGTCTCAATTTCTGTATGAGCAATAAAAACAATATCCATGCCTTTCTCTTGTTTAAGTCTCTCGCAAAGATCTCGCAAAAGCTTGTGTTCGTTCGCTACGGCTCCATGTCCTGCACCATAACCACCAAGCGCTTGATTGATGCTTTTCGCCTTTGGGTCTCTTGCTAATACATCGCCTTCTAACAAAATGTTATACTGTGTCACAGTATCTAAAACAAGCGTTTTATAGTCGTGTTCCTCAGTCAATAACGCATTAATCTGTTTGTGGACATGCTCAATTGTTGTACAAATAAACGGCCCGTTCCCAGCCTGATTCGGCATCCATGAAGCGTTATCGTGATCGATAGACTTTGACCCGTCCTCAATCCAAATGAAAAAAGGTTTATCGAACTTTGCCGCTAGCCCTGTTTTACCAAGCCCTGGCCCACCGATAATAGTTACGATCGCGGGGCCTAGCTTGTTTTCTTGTGTTGCCAACTCTAACAAATGCCACCCCCTTTTTTCTCTGTATACGTTAGCAATTTTGCCAACCCGTTTAAAGTTTTATTCATTGATAAAACCTCCTTTTTCTTTCTTTTCTTCTTGCTTTAATACTATAGTGTAACACCCTTATAGTCAAGTGTTATTTTCCATCGTCTTGCATCTTATTTTTCAGCTCCATTATCTCTTTCCGGAGCTTGTTCCTCTCGTGCCGTGACCATACCAAATTGATCAGCTCCACAACAGCAAGCGACGACAATGCTATTTTAAAGGCTAGTATGTTCATGGTTTATCCTTTGGTGGTTCTTCATCCTCAATATGTATCCATTGAGCTTTTTCTTCTAGCCATTCAACATAGTCATATATAGAATAAATAAGGCCTACTTCTTTCTCAAACTCTTCTCTCAATTCACTCATTCCCCACACTCCTTTGCTTCTTCCCAGAACGCCTGCACTTCTTCCATAGTGGTGAGGTGGCGTCTTACTATTGGGTCGTCATCCCAGTTGATATTTTTAGCGGGTTTCCACTCAGAATAGACTCCATGGCGTACAGAGTAAAACATCTCGCTTACCTCATCACCCTCTTTGATCTCTATGCCGTCTTGTAGTAGTGCGTGGTGCGGTGTGAATGGTGTTTTTCGGATATTATTTATCTCTTCTTCAATTGATTTACCTAGTACCCAGTTTTCACCACTTTTTTCTGTCTCAAGCTCATATTCATTTATTACATGCAGAGCAAACCTTAACACATACTCTATTGATCCAATATCTTCATTATTATTAAACATCACACGTCCTCCTTGTTGAAAACTAGTGCATCCTTGGGCCCAAGAAGCGAGTCTTCCCATTTTCCAGAATAGATAACATCCACAAGAATTTTAACTCCTTTACTGACTTCGGCATCTATCTGAAAATCTTTCTTTGGAGCTTCTTTAAACATCCTCCATATACCGTGTTTATCTTCTGCAACCCATGGGTAGCCAAGATCGTTTGCAGCTTTTCGGACTTGTTCAGGGAGTAACATGTGATCACCCTTCTTTGTTCGAGGGTCTTCGATGGAGGCTTGCATATCTCCATCAATAATCTCAAACACCCATCTTTTCAACTCTATGAAAATAAGGTGCGAGTATCTTCCCCACACCCAAACCTTAGCATCCTTATCCCGTCCCAACGCCTCACATAGTGCGTATACACAAACTCTTGAGGGGAGGTTT